GCCCTCGCCCAGCTCTGCGACGATGCTGTCGATCTGTCCCTGTAGCGCCGCGTCACCGGATTCGATTGCCTCCTCTAGGGCAGTATCCGCCGCCACTAGGTCATCGATCTGGCTCTGATAACCGCCGCCTGCGGCGACTAGGCCATCGATCTGGTCCTGCAAGCCGCCGTCAGTAACGACTAGGTCATCGATCTGGCCCTGAAGGTTCGCGTCGCCATCGATGCGGTCCTGAACCTCCTTGTCGATCTTGTCATCGAGGATCGACACATCAAGATTTTCAAGCTGGTCCTCTACCTCGTTTACGTGCTCCCAGAGCTCTTCATCGGCAGTGATGCGGTCCTGAATCTCCTGATCGAGCCGGTCCTTGTTCTGCTGGCTCAAATCACTGTTCGACCCGACCTGACCGGAGAGGCTGTTCAGCGCGTCCTGTATGGTATCGCCCAGCTCATCGTTGCTCTGATCAATCTGGCTGGCCTCGGTCTCGTGGGGGTTACCCTTCTCGAATACGTGTCTCCAGATGGTGTTAAATGCCGTGGCGTTCAATGTGCCGGTGATCGTGCCCCCATTGGGGAAGTTGACCGGCTCGGGGTCGCCCTTGATGAAGGCGGCGCCGATAAGGCTTGCGTGGATCTCTACCGGGGTCAGCGTCTTTGCGCTGGCGTCCCATACGGCAAGCCCTGCCTCGCGACTGTCGTCGCTATCAAACGCCGAGTAAAAGACCGACTGGCCGTCACTCAGGCAATCGGTGAAGGAGCTGTAGCCGGCAGAGCTTCCGCCAACATAGAACACATCGCCAACGCGGTTGAAGGTCTCTGCGATCCAGTCGCCGGCGCGTGCTGCCTCAAATGCCTCTTGGTTTGTCATACAATTAGTCCGTCCACTTCGGTTCTCAGCGATGGGCCGCTCCAGCGGGTGATCTGGTCGTCAACGACGATGTCGTTCAGCGACTCCTTAAATCGGTTGTCGTAGGCAGCGAAGGCTTCGCCGTCTTTTGCGAACGCATTGATCTCGGCAGATATGCCGAATATGTAAACGTCTGGGTGCTTTTCGGACAGCCAGTTGCTGTCGGTGTCCTCGACCAGTGGGGGCACGTTCTGAAAGTACACTACCTCCAAGATATCCCCGTCAGCAGGGGGCGCTACCTGAATCTGGTTGGCGATCACGGTGTAGTAGGCTTGGTGCCACCCGTCTTGGCGCCGCTTCAGCTGGTTCATGTACTCGGGAGATGCGTAGGTCAGCGTCTTGCCGCCGAAACCTGACTGGGCGTTGGCGACGTTTACGTTGGCGCTGCCCTTCTTTACGATCTCAACGTCACGAAATCCGCCCCAGTCGGATGGCAGTCCATAAAGCTCCTGCCCGTTCTCGAGATAAATCTGGGCGCGCACCGACTGCTCGCCGGTCTTCAGGGCGGTGTTGATCTTTGACTCGACAACCCTCACGAACGCCGGCATCGAGGTCTTCATCTCCTCGTCGTAGCGGTCAGTGTAGGACTGCGCGGCCTTCTTTATCTCGCTGTAGTTCATCTATTAGACTCGATAGTTGTCGTTCAACATGAATATCTTGATCTCGTCTTCTGCCATGAATTGGGTCAGCAGCTTCTCTTGGCTCTCGTGGTCGGCGCTCATAAAGCCCTTGTACTTGCCGCCGTATGTGAGCCCGTTGTGTGCTTGGTAGAAGAGATCCTCGGGGATAGTCGCCACAACGCGGCTATCTGAAATCGTCTGTGTCCCGCCTTGGTTGCGGGTCTTTTGTGCCTGCTCGGCAATGGTGTCGTGGTGCGTCGCCTTTCTATCGACGTACCACTTGTCCTCGTGCGCTTGGTGCGTCCACGTGACGTCGGTGACGCCGTCGCTGTATGCAAACTTACTCATTCGCCAAATCCCTTTGTCGTCCGCGTGGATATAAATTAGGTCAAGGCACCGACCACACCCTGTTCCGATGAGGTGGTGCCTATCAGTATCGTATTCCTTTACTTGATTACAAACGCAGAGGAACACGATAAAAGGCGCCCGAAGGCGCCGTGGTTTTAAGCTACTACTGCTTCGCTGGAGTCAACACCAACGATCATTGCCTGCGAACGCTCATTGTGGCAGCGCACGCCCCAGTCAGTGGCAAGCATTTTCTTGTTGCTCAGACCGGTTTTCGCAAGATCATAGCCTTGGATACCTGACAGGTATGAAGTGCTCAGGTACTGTGGGTCCAGCAGATAGACGCAGTCGTTGCCGTCTGTCATAGCGGGCATCAGTCGGTTAGAGACAAGCTTCACTTTTCCGAAGTCAGTCACGATAACCTGAATGGCGCCAACAGCTGCCTGCTTGTCCTGCGACGTACCTTGATCCGCAGTCAGTGATGCGATTGGCACATCAGACGAGTAGCAGAACTCAGAGATTGCAGCGATAACAGACGGGCGAGCCATCAGTACCGATACGTCTCCGCCTTCCTCATACACCGCTTGGATGCCGGACTTGATGGCGCCGTAAGACAGGGCCGCGCCAGTTTCAATAGCTGCGGGCGTGGTTGTCTTGCCAGTAGAGTGGTTGTAGCCTACTGCTTCTACGGGAGTGCCGTCGGCAGTCATCACGTTGCTTGCGATCCAAGAGCCCAACGCGCCGGTCTTGCCTGCGGTTGAAGCGCCGTCGTCTGGCACAGATGCCTGATCTGTAAGGGAGATCCCCTCAATATCGCGACGTAAGTGCTGGTTCGCGCGAGTTAGCTGATAAGCGAACTCTTTCTCAGCACCGATACGATCAGAATCATCGGCTCGATGAGAGACCGCGATAATCTTGGTGCTAGTCTGACTATGATTCCCGACCCGCTCACCAGAGGCATCGGCCGCTGCGCCTGCGTCACTACCGTCAACGACGGCGTTAGTCAGGTCAGGTGCGTCCAATTTATCAACCACCCAATCGTACCGCTCATTTCTGTGAGTCGTCTTTCCGACCATATCGGTGTACGGAAGGGGGATGCGACTTACGTCGAAGATTTTGTCTAGGACCGATTCGTGAATCAATCCGCCTGTTTTGATAGCTTTAAGATCCGCGCTATCTACATTTCCTGCTGCCATGAGATTACTCTCCTAAAATAGCGAGTACCGCAGTCGCCTCGGCGTCTCTCTTTTCGCCGCCTTTAGCGTTTTTGGCTCGCTCAACTAAACGATTAAGCTTCGTATCCTTTTTGGATGTGAAGCGTCCATTTGCAGATCGCTGCATTTTCGGAGGGGTCTTGGCTTTCTTGCTGGCAACAGTCTGGCCTTGGTCCCACAAGTAAGCTTTACGCAATACCTGAAGTTCCCGGTTGTGGATGACGTTAGATAGGTCGTCGTCTGAGAAACCTAGGGTTCGTCCATACTCGACGAGTGATCCCAGCTCTCGCTGCATGACCTCTTTGTCTTGCCACTCGGGAACAGACTCAACCATGGATACTCGCTCGGCGGCCAAAATCTGGGCCCGCTCGGCACTCTCCTGCTGTGACTGTTGATCCTGCATCTGGCGCATCTGATCACCGAGCGCGTGCCCGGCCTGATGCAACTGCTGTTGTCGCTGATTAAACTCCTGCTGGGCGATTAAGAATCGGGACGGGTCCGTCTCCTTTAATGCCTGCCAGTCTACGTTGTTATACTCAGCGAGCAGCTGTTGCTCCAGCATCTGCCCCATTGCCTGAACCTGCTGCAGTCTTCCTGCATACTCCTCTGCAACTTGCTGTCTTTCGGTGTCGAAGGTCTTTCTTTCTTCGCTCAGCGCCTGTGCCTTTTGATCGTTGGCGGCACGGTACTGCGACCCAGAAATCGCTTCGCTAAGAGTGACCTGCTTGTTCTCGCCGGAAACTTTCATATTGACGACAATCTCACCGGCTTCATTAAGAGCAAGCTTGTCGCTGTCTATGCCTAGTTCTGAGGCGAGGGCCGCTAGCCCCTCATCACCAACTTCATAATCGTCTTCGTCGTCTTGATAGGCTTCTTCGGTTTCAACGTCACCGTCGTCCTCATAGCCGTCTTGCGAGTCGGTCTCATATTCTGTGGTGTTATCCACATCGGCTGATGCCTCTGTGGTCTCTCCAGCTTCCTCTAATATGGAAGCCACTTGGTCAATGGCTGATTCGCCGCCCGCTGTCGATGGTGCTGATTCGGGGTGAAGTGATTCAGACATATTGATTCTCCTTGTTTGCATTGATTAAGACGCCGGAGTTGACTAAGGATTCGAGATACATCTCCAATCTGGTTAGCGCTACGGCCTCAGTGTGTAATTCATGCAAGTCTTCCGTCGGCATCGTGCCCACGAATTGCTCAAATAATTCTTTTCTCCTGCTGTCGAGGAACTCCTGCGTTAGGTTGAGTTCCGCCTGCGCGAGCTTTGCCCGCTTTAATTCTGACTCAGCGTCCATGCTGCTCCCTTATTTATTTAACGGTCGAAAATAGGCCGATGCTTTGACCCGTAGGGCCAGCGTTTGATTATCTCCTCTGGTGTTCTGCCGCTAGGGCTGTATCCGTCCGCATTTTTTGCCGTGGGGTCCATAAGCTGATCGACAATGGCCTGCCACATGTCTGCGTTCTGCTGCCTGCTATAAGGCTTGTCACCGTACCTCTCCTTGATCATCTGCATATGCATGATCTTGGCTATGGACCCGTCATCTCGACGCCACTTGTCTATGTCTGCGATGTCAAAATCTGCGCCGTTGGCCTTTCCGTGTGCCGCGTAAAAACTGGCACCGGGTTCGCCGGAGTACTCAATGCCCATCAGTCCGGGTCCGTAGGCTGGGCGGTCCAGATAAGCTTGGTCGTCGTTAGCCCAAGACTTTAGTTGGTTGCGCTTCTCTGTAAGTGCATCCGTTACGATGTCGAATAGGCTGCTCATGTCGTCTGTGCCACAGCTGTGACCGGGGACTTGTTGTCCTCGTTCTGCTGCGATAGGTCTTTCTTGGCCTGTACCTCTAGCTTGGTCAGCTCCAGCGCCATCTTGGCCTGCATCTCGGCCCGCTTGATCTCCTGATCCTGCGACTCCTTCAATGCCTTGAGCTGCGCCTCTAGGGTATCGATGGTCTGCT